CGATGTAGAAGGTCAGTTGATAGTTCATCAATCTGTTCTACTTCTTCACCCATTTCTTTTTTAGCTAATCTTTCACCAGCTAAATCCAAACCTTTATTACGCTTTTTAATTTCTAGGGCGTGAGCAACTCTATCGCCTTCTTTACGCTTCAAACTACGCTTAGAATGTGCAATACTGTCTGCAGCTGCGTCTCGATAGCTATGCATAGTACCAGGTGATAGTTCATCAATCTGTTCTACTTCTTCTTTGGCCATTTTATCAACAGCTTTATCAATCCCTTTACGACGATTCATAAGCTTGTTCGTATCAACTTTTTCGCCTTTACCTAACGAATACTGTTTTGATAATGCATCTCTTGTTGCGCCTTGAACATATCCGCCAAGAGTTTTATTTGATAATTCTTTAATGGTTTTAGACATCGTACAATCAGCCATTTCATGTATAGGACATTTCGTTCCGGCTGGTGTATGGTTACATGAAACATCCTCAGCTTTTTTTGATTCAGAAAATCCTGGATCGTTTTCTTCTTTAACCATACCTTTATGCTTGACATCATGAATCTTATGGCCAGCTTTGTGGTGCATCAATTGGACATTGAATACTGCATCATGTTTATCTTTAGCCTGAAGTTCGTGTTTTACAACTTCTTTAGCGCCGCCATTTTTTGAAACAGTAGCATGAACTTTATGAAATGGAGCTTCGAAATTAGAAGTAGCACCCATAACAGCACCCTTTTTACCAGGCATTGTTTTTACTCTGTTTGAATACTGCTTCTGCTTAGGTGACATAGCTTCGTCAATTTCAAATTCTTCATTAGCAGCTTTAGCCTGAGATTCTGTATTACCAAGACGAGCATTGATAGGATTATCAAGTGAATACTTTACACCATCGGCTGGATTAACATTACCAGCAGGATCGTCCCACTTTTGAACGGAATGCTTAGCAATAAAATCAGCTTCATCACCAGCTTTTGGCTTATAATCTACGCCTGGATCTTTACCTGTTGAAGCCTGACCAGTTTCAGATGGTCTTACGCCTTTGATTTGATCATGGGCAGCTTTTAAAATGTCTTTAAGATACTTCGCCATCTGATGTTTCCTCTTGGTCTAATTCTTGTTCTGATTCTTCGTAATCTTCGCTCTGCGGCTGATCATTAAACATTGATTGCGCAATTTCCATTTTTCTATTATCAACAGCGATAGCAATTCTATTTGCCAATAACGAATCAAAAGCGTTCTGAAATTCAAGAGGTTTTTGTTCGTATGATAATGAAATTAAATCTTGCACCGATATTTCGTTTTCCATTGTATTCTCCATCATTTATTTATTTTTCGCTAATATTTGAGAAGCAGATTTCAATTTCGCTTCATCGCTAAGTGTTCTATTTTTCTTTTTAATCAAAAGATTATATGTTGCTTTTGCAGACTGCATTTTTCTATTTTTTTCATCTGTTTCCGGAGTTGCATCCGTATCTTCATCGTTAGCTAATGGATTTTGTTCAGTATCACCTTCAGGTGGCTGCATACCATCCATTTGCTGTTGCATCATTTCATTCTGTTGTAACTGAGCATTGATCCAACGTGGGTCGCCCGAATTTGTTTCTTCTTCAATTTGCTTATCTTGCTCTTCGATATCATCTTCTGACTGCTGAAGAATATTCTTACGTAGCCATTCTTGTGAATAATATTTACCAATCATATCCTGCATGTTACGAGCAAGGTTGATACGGTTATCAAGAATTTCGCCATCTTTAAGTTCAGTAAAGTAATTATCTTTAGCAAAATCATATTTAATATCTTGAGCGATATTTTGCCAATCTTCGATAGTCATAACCTGTTTGAGAACTAATTGTTTTTCTAACATTGCTGTGAATAGGTTAGCAAATTTTCCGCGAAGGCGAGAAATAAAACGAGCAAATTTCAACTCATCACGTGTAACTTCTGTTGCTCTACCGAGTGAAAATAATGCATCTGAATTAAGTCTATTAACAGGTACGTTTAGTGTTTGAAAAAACTTCTTTTGGAAGTATAATACATCGTCCATTTGACCTAATGTTTGGCCACCAGGAAGAGTTGTTACTTCTGTACCTTTACCACCTTCACGACGAGGCAACCAATAGTCCTCAAGCATAGTCATAAACTTACGATCGTCTCTGATATTACCAGAGTCAGCATCATAAATAAGACGGTTCTTATGCTTTACCATGATATCACGAACATACTGTTCGGCTTTAACTTTTGGAAGATTACCAACGTCAATATACCAGATACGACGTTCTGGTGCTCTTGCTAAACGATAGATAACCAAAGCATCTTCAAGCGTACGTAGCTGATTAAGAGCTTTAATAGCCTTATGAAGGTAAGAAAGAACCATTGTTCCCTGTGTATCAGTCAAACCTGAAGTAACGTGTACAACAGAGTCTTTGGCAATACGAAGACCAGTGGTCGAAGGTCCAACTGTCTTATTACCGTAGTTGAAACCTTTATCATTATAGATATAATATTCATTTTGCGTTTTTGTTAAAACAGCTTCGCCAGATTCACCACCACGAACTTTTTTCTTCACAACTTCACGTATTTTACGAATTTTACGTGGATCAACATAACGTACTTCTTTAATACCTGCTTTAGTATCTTTTTCGTCGATGATGACGTGATAATAAAGGCGACCGTCGATATACCAACGGCGATAAATTTCATAAGCGTGACGTTGGAAATCAAGAATATTCAATACGTTTAAAAACTCATCGCGTATTGCCTTTTTCATAGTGTCAGTAATTTTAAGATTATCTAATTGAATTTTTACAATTTCTTCTTCGTCAATTGACATTGATTCATTAATAATTTCGTCAACTGCGGCATCGCATTCTGGCTGTAAAGCCATTTCACGGTATTTTGTTACTAACTCTGCTTCTGTTCTAACTGTACCATCAAGATCAACATAAGTTCCATACGAACCACCAGCTGCAATAACAACTGCGCCATCATCTGACTCTTTAGGTGCAAATGATGGAGATGGATCTGGAGCTACTTTACGTTTAAATTCAAAACCAAATAATTCTGCCATTTTTCTTCCTTCAAATAAAAGAGGGGCTGAAAATACTGCCCCTCTCTATAATAATTAAATAAGAGGCTGATACACTATTTATTAGATAGAAATAGGTGTAACAGCTGCAGCACGATATGGATTGGTTGGCTCGAATGATGGTAGCCAGTAATCGTATGCGAATGTTACACGGAAAGTTTCAATCTGATTTTGTGTATCCCAGTCAAGATCAATAGCATCTACAGTAGTTGGGAAAGCGCCAAGGATTTCGTATTCACGAATCATTGTGCCATCTTTACCATACTGGCGAACATTCATTGTTGCCTTGTATGAATTTTCACTTAGGCTATAAGCAACGTCACGAACGTTTGCCTGAAGTCTATTAAGTGAGTTTGACCACTTTTCGAACATAGAACGAACACTGAAATCTTCGTCGTTCATTACTGTTACTGTCCAGTCAGCGAAAGTTCTATCACCAGCAACCTTAATCTTACGACCAAAGTATGGAACATCAATTTCATTGATTGTTGCTGCTGGCAATTGAGCTGCACGACAAGTGAAACGAAACTTGTCGACTGATGCAGCAGTAGCTGCTACACCATCTGGAACAAGAAGGTATACTTCGAAGAGCGCAGGACGCGCTCCTCCATATTGTAAACCTCTTGTCTTGAATGTACTAATATTAAAACCTGAAGCCATTTTATTACTCCCTTTCGAGTTTTTTATCTATTTATTAGAATTGACCAACAATTTCAGAGAATTGAACGCCAGTTCTTACAGCTACGAAATTCAACTGGATAAAGTTGATTGAACGTGCTGGCTTGATATAGATATCGCCCCAGAATTCGTTACGGTCTACTCTTTCAGGAGTGTTGTTTGTAGCGTCGCAAACAACCAAGAAGTCAGTGATACCACGACGACCCTGTACGTCACGTAGGTAAGGTGAAATCAAGTTCTTGAACTGAGACTGAGTAAATTCATCATTGAATTCGAACAATGTAAACTTAGAAGCAGTAGAAATTGCCTTCTCAAGAACAATAAACAAGCGACGAACATTGATACGATCGAATGCTGATGGCTTAGACTGAAGTGTCTTATCACCGTAAAGAACAGTACCCTGACCTGGGAATGATACAACTGGGTTCACGCCATTCTTATAAAGAATGTCACGATCTGCCTTACGAGGATTGAAACGTAGCTTTACAAGGTTCTTGATTTGACCACGATTGAAACCAGCTGGTGACCACCATGGATCTCTCTGATTATCAGTACGTGCGCATAGACCAGCAGTATCACCGTTCATTGGAAGCCAACGATATACGTCGTTGTAACGGTCATACTGATACTTGTAACCAGAGTCCATAACAGCGTATGAAGAATCATGAACTGCATTTCTCCAAGCTACGATAGCAGTTGCTTCGTTATTACGCTGTGAACGTACAAGAGAATCATCTGGTGAGATGAAAGCTACGCAATCTAAACGAGTTGCTGTGATATTATCGATAAGATAATTTGCCAACTGGAAGTTTGCAACAGGCAAACCAGAAGGAGTATCAAGAGTAGAACCAGCAATTGGCTTGCCCTGTAGAACTAATGAAATATCAACATCTTCTGCAGATGCAAAAAAATCATATCCAGAAGCAATAGTTCCAAGTGATGCAGTTGATTCGTTATAACCATCTGAACCATTTGTGAACATATATGTCATTGCAGCAGTATCAGCAGTAATGTCGTTATTTGACAATTCTGAAGCCATACCAACAACAACTGGATCAGAAGCAACCCAAACATACTGAGATGTTTGATTGATTACATCAGCGTAATAGATGTTTGAACCACCAACTCCCTTTGCGTCTTGTGCACGAGATAGGCTAGTAAATGTTTCTAGGATAGTTCCTGGTACGCCAGTAAACATACCCATTTGGTCACTAACAACAACGTGAACCTGATCGATAGCACCAGAACCAAACTGCGCACTATAATCAGAAACACCAGGAGCCTGATCTACAACACTATGATATTCCCAAGTACGTGTCAATGTTTGGTTTACTGTACCATTTGACTGGAAGTTAGTGTGTAGTCTATATGGCTCTTCAAAAGTGATAATTGTACGAGCAGCAATATCACCACCAGTAATTACGCTGGCTGTAGCAGTTGTACCTCTTAGTGCATGACCTGTTTCGTTTGTTGCTGGGTAACTGAAAGTTTGTGCATCACCACCACTTGAAGTAGAAACAGTAATCGCAGTTGAGTTAGAAGTTTTAATGTACCAGCTATAAGTTTGTGGACCTACAGTTGTACCGTCTACGATTGAAGTATTACCTGCAGAAACAGTATATGTTAGCTGATCACCAGCCTGAAACAATAAATTAGCACCAGTCAATGCAATCGCGTCATAAACTGAATCGTCTTCGATAAGATCATTTTTGCTTCCGAAAGGAATAGATGACGGAGGAGCAATAACAAGATTTGGAGCTGACTTATATCCAGAACCACCAGATTGAATTTTTATCTGATCAATTTTACCAGAAGTGTTTGCGTGGGCGTTAACAACACCACCAATACCACCATTAACAAGGTTAATAGTTACAGAAGCATTCGCACCATAACCAGAACCTGGAGTCAATACAGTTGTTGTAACAAGTGGACCACCATCTGGTCCGTTAGAAACAACCAAGTCGCCAATATCAGCAATTTTAAGGAACTGTGTTCCAATAGTGCTATTACCAACTACTAGATAATCGCCAACAGACAATGATGGTAGATAAACACTATTACCATATGCATTTGCATCGGCTCCAGTAGCAGAACCAAATGGTCTAATAACTACGTTGGCATATGAGAAACCAGTGTTTACAGTAAGATAAGCATCTACAGACTTACGGTCACCAGAAGCAACATGAACATCTTGACCGTTAGCATATAGAGAAGATGAATATGAAGATGGGCTATCAACCAATGAAATTTTCAATGAGTTGCCGATAGCGCCTGGATATTTTGCTACGAAATAAGTGCTACCTGGAAATGTACCATCTTCACGATTTTCGAAATCGATTGAATTTTTAACAACAGAATCTAAAACATTGTTTGATGTTGGTGTAAATGTTGGATCATTCGCCATAGCATTATAAGCAGCAATGCTACTGTCTGTTGATGTAGTGTTAGCAGCGCGAACTACATAAAGTCTATTGCTATATGATAGAAAGTTAGCAGCAGTGAACCAAGTTTCTGCATTGTTTGAATTTGGCTTACCAAATACAGTTACTAGCTTTTGTTCTGAATCGACAAGCATACGCTCGCCTACTGGACCCCAGTTAAAAATACCAGCGATAGCGCCATCAGATGTAGCAACTGCAGGAACAACAGTTGTTAGATCAATTTCTGTAACATTAACGCCTGGACTAAGTTGAAATGGCATTGGATTATCCTCCCATGGAAAAGGTATTATGTAGTTTTTCTATAATATATTTATAAAATATCGTTTTCTACTTCCCCGAACATCCAACTACCAGTTCTTGATAGTTCTAACATTTCAAATACATCGCCTCTACCATCGTCAACAAACCCAAAAGGAGATAAATCATTCATAATATCGTCATCGCTTTTTTCGCGGAGTTTCATAAGTGTATTTATATTCGTAAAATCCTTAAAATATTGCTGATCTGAAAGCCAGGCAAACAGGACTAATGGCATAACCATATCATCATGTTTGCCTTCTTCAGCTTCATAGCTTTGTCCTTTACGGGAGAAAGTTGAAAGCTCTTCTATCGTATGAAAATCGTTAACGACTAACTGGTTTTGTTCAACAAGCAATTTAAGAATAGCGCAACCTGTAGCTTTTACTGGTTTAGTTGTGCGAATACCTTTATCAATTGTAGCTGATTTAGCAAATCCTGTACTAATACGTTTACCTGCTCTACCTGCATTTTCAGTAAATAACACATTATCGTATTCAAAATCATAATGAAGAGAATGAGAAACTTGTTCACCAATATCATTAATTTCAACTAAAACAGATGCGTTATTATATGCCTTCGCTACACGGAAAATAACCTCAGCATAATCAATTGGAGTAATCATATTGCTACGATAAACACAAGCTTGCTGGTAAGGCATTTTAGTAACATCAAGAACTGAAAATGCAGAGTAATCTAATCCTTTACCACGTGATACGTCACAAACAATAACATAAGAATTATCTTTAATAGGAGAAAAATATTGACTCAAACCTTCTTTAAATGTTATTGCAGTTTGAGGTACAAGCTCTTTTAATTTCCAACCAGCAATTAACGTGCCAGATGAACCCATAAACTCAACGCAGTATTCCTGCTCAAATTTTGCAATATCAAAATTCATAGAGGCGAGAGTTTGTTCTCTCCAAACCGCATCTCGTCCAGGTACTTTATCATATGTCACTTCGATTGGAACGTATCCGTTACGTTTTTCTCGAGCGTTAACCCATAATGAATAAAAATGATTCAATCCGTTTGGTGTAGAAACGAGAACAATTTTAGATTCTTTACCAGATGAAATGGTAGGGTAAACTGAAGTGAAAAACGAATCCCAGTTTTCGATAAATGCAGCTTCGTCGATAAACAGTAGATTGATAGAATAACCACGAATGTTATCAGATGACGTAGCCGCTGCTAGAACGCGAGAGTTATTCTCAAGCTCCATAGAACCTTTGTTCCACTCTTTAACACCCTGTTGAAGCCATTTAGGTAAATGTTGATATGCTAGCTGAATACGACCGAGAATTTCACGAGCAGTTTCGCCTTTGTTGGCAAGTAGAGCAACTGTTTTTTCAGCGTGGAAAATAATATACCACATAACAAACGCACAGGTAACGGTTGATTTACCTGCCTGACGAGCGGTAGCAATAATATTGAAACGATTGTCAGCCATAGACTGCAACATGTCTTTCTGATAATCATATAGCTTAAACGCCACCAAACCTTTATCAATGTTGATAATCTTCATGTAGGTTTCGGTAAAATATACAACATCATTAGAACACTTTACGTATTCTTCAAACATCTCAACTGTCCACTCGATATTTTGATTCGAGCGTTTTAGTAGAGCGTTTCCGTTATAACCTTTAAGTTTCGAAAGATCAATTTCCATTTTTCTTCATGCTTTCAATAGCTTTTTGAAGATCGGCAGTTGATCCAACAAATAAATTGTTTGTTACTGATTTAGCGTCGCCATTTACGGGAGTATCTTTAGCGTCAATTTCACGTATTGTTTTTTGAAGGTCTAGCAAATCTTTATTTGCCTGAAGCATAGTATCCATCAACTTTGCTAGGACTTCGAACGCTCTTGGGTGCTGAGACGAGTCAGCTATCTGCGCAAGTTTTTCAATAGCGAATGTACCATTTGAAATGACTTCGTGAATATTAGAACGAGCCATTTCGAAATCATTTTTAGCACTATCATCATGAGCTTTAGCGACAATAGATTTTACTGGATCATTCATAGGTGTTAAGTTTAATGCTTTACTTAACGGATCATTATTTGCGTTCATGTTGTCAAATCAGTCTTTTCTATAATGAAACCAAAATCATCGGTTGCTGTTATTAGGGTTGCGGAAATAGATTGAGAAGCATTAGAAGTAGGTTTACCGTCTACTGTTAATCCTGGTCTTGTTTGTATATATGAAACTGGAGCACTGTTACCAATAGCATCAGCTAACTGACCGTCTGGTACGCTAGGTGTATAAAATACTGTATTTGCGTATTTAATAATTGCACTGTTTTTAACTGGTCCGTAAATATAACCTTTAACAGTAAAATCGAGTGTCCAAATCAATGCACGACGTTCTTTAAAATCGCCTTCATAAGAATCTTCTTGATTTATACTATTCATAACAACAGGAATATCCATCGTAATTTCCATTTCTGGAATCAAATGAACTGATACAGTGAAGTCTGGAGTAAAATATGGAAGTATTTGTTCAATAATTTTAGTACCATCTTCTGCATTTTTTACATACACATAAAGACGAAATCCGAAATTGTAAGGAACAGGATTATACTGATACTTTAACTGATTATTATTATCGCTTTTTACTACAGAACGACCAGTTGTTTTTAATTTTCTGTCTGAATCATAACGTATATCGGTCATTTCGAATGACATAACAGGCATTGTTATTGTCGCAGTTGGACGATCAATATTTGGATCTTGACCAACACGAGTAAGCATTTTTTCTTTTGGAGCGTAAGTAATAGGTACTTTGATAAAATCAGTTACATGATGATTCTTATCAGTACGAATAACATGAATCTCATTGAATAGTGTACCAAACAATGTAACATATTTTCTGATTGTAGAAAAATAAAAATTTTGATTAAACATTATAATTGACCTTCAGCAAATGGATCGACATGAGTGAAGTCAATAAAGTCAGCAGCTTCTGTTTGGAAAACATCATTAACGCCAGTGCCAGTTATTGTTTCTAAATTATACTCTTCCGTAGTTATATAATTATTATCTTCATCCATAAGATAATTATTGTCTTCGTCTTTGAGAGCATAATCTAAAATATTAGTTGAGAAATGAACTTGAAGTGTATCAATTTCTGGTATACCAGTATTAAATACTTCGTTACTGTATTCGAATAATTCGCAAGTTAGTTCCCAAGTTTGTAATGCACCCAACTGATAAAACATTTCAAATTTGTTTACGTATTTAATTTGAAAACATTTATTGTTCAATGGAAAGTAAATAAGGTCGCCTTCGTTCGGTCTTGGTTGTGTATTGTATGCACCAATTTCTTGATTGAATACTTTTTGTGCTATAGAAAACACTACTTGGTCTCGAATTTCAAGCCCAAACTTAGACATGAAATTACCGTCGCCACTGAAACCGTCTACCGATTTAATATAAAGCTCGACCATGAATGTTTTTGTATATGATGATTGATCGTCAGCAGTATATAATGCATCAAAGTTATTAATGTCGCGAGGGATATAATACATATCCTCACCATAGATACGGATCGATTCAATAATCAAACTCTCAAGGAGATGTTGCTCTTGTGAAGATTTGAAATTATTGAAGAAAAAATTGGTTGCCATTTTTACCCAATCATGTCGTTAATTGGGAGAGAACTACTGTAGATAAACTGTTCTAGTTCTTTACGTTCTTGCAAAGCTTCGTCATAAATTTTTTGACCATTAAATGTTAATCCACCAGGAAGCTGCATACCTTCAAATTTCTTAAGGTTTGATCCCCACTGTTCTTTTATCAATGTTGTTGCGTAATTTTGTAACAAACGTTCGCTATATGCTTTAGTGTATACATCAGGATCTACAACCTGATATGCTTCAAGAATAATATAGTCGCCTGGATTAATAATATCCCAATCCATATCGATGTAACATTTATTGATCATACGATTATAACGAATTGGCTGTTGACCAACAAGAAACTGTTCAAGAAATTGAACGTGCTGCAATGCCATATAATATGGTACCATTGATACAGAAGTAAGTGTGTAAAGATCGTTTAATGCGATTTGATAACGGATATTGAATAGATTGTTCGTATTCAATGCCTGACCGATAGGAAACAAATTAACAACACCAATAATATTATCTGGCATTGTAATATACTTGTTTGTTTTATCTTCTGATGTTATCTGATATTTGTAATATACTTTATCTGCACCATCGAAATGATAGTCCCAGTAATAACGAAATGCTTCGTCGATACGATCGTCTACCTGATCATCATCAACGTTAATTTCGATGACTGGTGCGCCTAACTTACGAAGGCAATATTGCTTGAAACTGTCTCTTGAATTTGGGACTGCCATCTTGATTTACCTCTGTTCTATCATATTTATTATTTATTTTTCTATAAAATTCTGTTTGAGAAAGAGATAAAAATTCGTTATTTATCTGATAGAAGTCTATCTGTCCGCCTGATTGAAGTGCCATAGTTTATTTTCTTTTATTTTATAAATTAAACTGGATAAAGCCCATAATTTCCAGGATCCATAAATGAATGATGTACATAACCATTGCTTATGTTTATTGAACCACCACTATAACGAACCGTACTACCAGGATATCTTATCGCGACACATCCAGATCCACCACTACCAGATGGTCCTCCATCATACCAAGAACCAGCTGAACCATTACCACCACCTCCTGTACCATATTCTCCATTATATCCACTTCCGCCATTTACACCATCTCTTCCGTCTCTTCCATAAAGTCTAGCATCACCTGTCATATCGAAATACTGACCTTGCGCTGTAATTGTCATTGCCAAACCGCATTGAAATCCGCCAAAATTATTACCATATGTTCTTACATCATGCCAACCAGCTGTCATATAAAAAGTTTGTACGCTCCATGTAGTAAATCCAGGAAAATCACAAATATAATTACCATCAATGTAAAGTTGACCACCATCGTCAGCTGCAGCTGTAAAATCATAATTACCTGTTACAGAAAAATATACTGATTTAGTTCTATCATAAATAGAATAATTTGAAGGATCCCAAACAGGACAACTTTCCATAAAACGACTATATCTGTTAGAATTACCGCCTGCAAAAAGAACAGCACCTGGAATTGCTAATGAAGAATAAGTCGCACCAATTCCTTGATTGCTATTAACCAATCCATTGCTGGCTAATCCACCTGCCGCAGTTTGACCAAGAAAAGTGCTAGAGTATCCATCTGTTCCAAAATTAAAATTAAAATAACCACCGCCACCGCCACCACCTGCACCGACTGATAAACCGTATGCTGTTGATGGTGAAAGATTTGTTGAACCAATAATAATACGTCCAGCACCACCACCAAATCCATTAACGCCAAAGTCATTATAATTAGCTTCGTAACCAATGGTATTACCATAATCATCGTAAACAGCATCATAAGTTATATAAGAAACACCAGTCGAACCACTGGCACCGCCTCCTACGATAAGATAATCAATAGGTATGAATGGCTGATCATGTCTTTTATTATAAAATTCATACATGCTACAAACACCGCCGGAAAAATACCCAGTGTTTCCATCATCAGTCCACCATTGAACTCCACGATATGCATTTAGATCATTTCCACGACCATCTGTACCAGTACCGAATTCAGCACTGATTTCATTCATACCAATAGGATTATTCGGTACTTGATCTGGTCCGCCATGAATAGTCATTTAACTTTTATTCCTTGAAATATTCGTCGATATTCATTAAAAATTCGAGTGCTGGTACACTCAAAAATCTATTATATGTTTTAATTTGTTCTATTTGGTATGGTTTTGATAAAGCATACTTAAGATCTTTTTTCAAATAATTAGATTTAGCAAGCCATTTTGAAACTGGAAGAAAAATACCTTTTCCTAATATTTGATTATGCATAGAATAGTCAAATACAGAAGGAGTTTCTCTGTTACTATATTGTTTTTCCCAATAACCAAAAATAATATAATCTACGTTTTTAAATTTAATTTCTCCTGCATCATCTAATTCAACAATAGCTAATTCACTCGTCCATCTTAAATCTATATTTAAATTTATTTTATTAAAAGCATAATCGTACAAATCAAAAAACAATTCTTCTAATTTATCGTAATCTTTAACTTCGCCTACAAGTGTAACATCAAAATCATATGTTATTTTCCAATCTGTTATTACTCTTCCAGTAACGAAAAGATTTAAACCAATAGCTTCACTTTTTTCTATTGCACGATAAAGGAAAAGTCTTACATTTTCCTTTATAGGAGGATTACCTCCATTAACAATATCTAAATTGCCGATTTTTAAAAGCATTACTTACTCTCTAATTTAGAAATTCTATTTTCTAAAGTTTCGATATACTTCTGTTGTTCTTTAATACCTTCGATAAGAAGAGGAATAATTTTTTCAAGTTTTACAGTTAAATAGTTTTCACCAGATCTAGAAGTACCAGTTTTTTCTGCTAATTCTTCGTCAGTGTATTTTGTATCTGGATCTGCCATCCATTTATCGAATGGAGCAGCTGTTACAGCTTGAGGTAATACTGCTTCAATTTCCTGAGCTATAACACCAAGATCATTGTATTTTGTATCTGGTTTAAACCCAAGTTCATCAGCTTTATCATTCCAGTCGAAAGTAACACCACGGATTTTTTTAATTTTATCGATAGCATTTGGAATTTCAACAATATTTTCTTTAAGACGTTTGTCAGATGCATATGCAATAACGTTATAATAAGCATATATATCTCCACCACATGATAAATTATTATTAGTTAAATCAACAGCAAGTGGCCACCAGGGAGTACGAACAGTCGACCATGAAACATATGCACTATCTGATCTTAAAAAGTAAAAATTATTGTTATTACAATGTAATATAACATTTTGTTGATCAATGTCTCTAAACCACATTGTTGGTGAACCACCATATAGATCTAATTCATTACCATATATGTTCAATGAATATAAATGACTATTACCATTCATATCAAGGTAGTAACCATTATCATCAGAATCACGAATAATATTAGTATAAAAATTATAAAGTGTTCTACTATCTTGGCCATTATAAATGTAATCAGACCAAATTCTGCCATGAAGATATTCAGAACTACCAGTAACATTAATGCCCCAAGTACCATACGCACCAGCACCACCTAGTCCAGGTGCGTAGTTATTATAATTACCTTCATGTAATGCTTGACTACCATTAATATAAAGTTGAGTGTAAGCCAAATTATAATTTGTACCATCATAAAACAAATATCTACCGCCTTGGGATTGATCCCCAAGAAAAATAGCGCCTGTAACAGCATTAGTACCACCAAGACCGCCAGCACGTTTTGTATATATATCGCCGTTAAGATACACCCCAGCAAATGTAGGTGCATTTGCTGTACCAAGGTTTTGGTTGATTGTGTATTGAGTTATATTATATGAACTACCATTAATATTATTACCATTAGTAGTATTAGCATAACCGTATGGATTGCTATATGGGTAATAATAAGATGATGTTTGACCGTTTAATCTCTCGGAATTATATACAGTTGCAGAAACATATGTTGAGTTAACAGTTGTTCCGCCACCAACAGTTAATGTACCGCCATTAAGAGTTTTATTAAATGAAAGTCCAGAAACACCATTCGCTACACCAGAATCATTAAACTGTACTTGAGTGTTTGACCCAGCAATAACAGTTCCCCAATAGACAGTAGAACCATTTGATAAAAGTGCCTGACCTGTAGTGCCAATACCGCCATTAGCTTGAATAGTTGACGAAGTATTGACAATTAAT